GGCTCGTGGAGCATGATGTCACGCAATGCGTGGGGCAGCAAGGTCGTCGTACCGAGGCCCCCGCTCCAGTCGATCGTGTCCATCACCTACCTGGACGCAAGCAACATGCCACATACCCTGCCCGCGACTGAGTACGTTGTCACACCGGGCGACCCAGGGACGATCGAACCATCATCGACTTTCAGCTGGCCAGAGATTGCAACGGCTGGCTATCCGATCACCATCACGTTCACCGCCGGGTATGGTGCACCGACGGAGACGCTCACCGTGTCGTCTGTCACGTATGTGGACGGCAACGGAGATCCACAGGTCATTCCACCAGCCGACTATACCGTCACAGCGGGCGCGGTGGCATTTGCTACTCCTCCCGTGTTGCCGTTCACCGTGCACTTTGCACTCGTATACAGTACGGTCGCCGCGGTGCCTGCTCCACTGACGCAGGCCATGCTTCTGCTCATCAAGGACTGGTATGACGAACGAGGCGCGATCGTTACCGGCACGCGGGCGCAGGTCGCAGCTCTTCCGCATGCCGTCGAAGCTCTCTTGAACCTGTATCGCTGGTCACTCTGATGGACGCCAGCCGCCTGAACCGCAGGGTCACGATTCAGTACCCTTCTACGACGCATGACGCCTACGGGCAGCCTGTCGTGGGATTCGTGACCCTGGCGACGGTGTGGGCTGCTGTCGAACCCCTGAGTGGCGCACGATTATTCGCGGCGAAGCAGGCGCAAAGCGAGATTACCCTGAAAATCACGATTCGCTACCTTGCGACAGTTGAAGAGGATATGCAGGTGGTCTATGGGCCGCATACCTACATCATTCTATACCTCATTGATCCCGAAATGGAACACGTGTCGCTCGAACTTATGTGCTCGGAAGTGAACGCATGAGCGACAAAGTGACCATTTCTATTACTGGTCTAGAGAACTGCGACGCGAAACTCCATTCACTCTCAGAGCGGGTCGCCAAATCCAAGATCAACAATGCTCTGAAAGATGCGGCTGCCTACCTGGTCGTGAAGATCGAGCGGGCAACCTACGTCGGCAGGGACCATCCAGTGCATCGGCTCAAGAATAGCTTCATGGCGAGCAATATCCGTAAGCGCGATGGCAACAGCGAGGTCGACGTGGGGCCGATCAAGGCAAAGACCGCTGTCGCCATGGCCCAGGAATTCGGGTTCCCCACGACACCCGCGCACCCCATGATGCGGAACACGTTCGATACAGAGAAAGGTAAGCTCATTGACATCTTCGTTGGCGCACTCAATGAAGAACTGGAGAAGATCAAGCTATGACGGACCTCGACGCCGCGATTTTCAGTAGACTTTCCACCTTTGCGGCGCTTATCGCGCTTGTTCCGGCGACGCATATCGCGGCAGTGACGATCGCACAGAGAATCTTGACCCCCTACGTGGTCTATCAGACGATTGACGACATCCCGGACTATTCGCACGACGGGCGCAATGGTCTCCGACATCCGCGCGTGCAGATATCATCCTACGCTTCGACCCTTGGAAGCGCCAAGACAATCAATGTGCAGGTGATGGCGGCATTGGAAACGTGGCCGGCGACGAATGCTGATGTGCAGGAAGTGATTATAGAAAATATGATTCCGCTTTACGATGCGGCAACTGGCCTATTTGCTATGGTCATTGACTGCTTCATCTGGTTTTCGAGCTAGGAGGCTCATATGTCAAAAGCATTAACCGGGTTTGGTGTAAGTCTGCTCCGGGGCGTTGTCCCTATTGCAGAAATCACATCTCTCACGCCGCCATCGTTCAATAGCGAGACGATCGACGTCACGAACCATGACTCTCTTGGACGTATGGCAGAGTTCATCGGAGGCATGAGGTCATCCGATGATGTCAAGATTACGTGCAACTATATTGCCAATGACCCTGGCCAGGCCCTGCTCCTGGCAGATCAGGCAGACGGCTTGGTTCATGCCTACACGCTCGTGTTCCCAACGGCATGGGGCGCCAGTTTCGACTTCTCGGTGGTTGTCCTCAAATGTGGCATCTCACCATTCACTGCAAAGGGTGACGCGGTCCAACTCGAAACCACCATGAAGGTCTCCGGAGCCGTTACCCTCAACCAGACGCTCAGCGCTGGTCTCACAACCACGTTCTTCGTCTTTACTCCCGCCGGACTCAACGTGCCAGTCGCTTCGGGCACACCAGGCACCTTTGTGAACAGCCAGGTCACAGCTACCACATCAGTCGTGGTCAAACCAACGGCAACTGCCGGGGTCATCACGGTCAACGGAGCCGTTGTTGCAAGCGGCGCCGACTCGAGTGCGATTGCCCTGGGCGCTGCCGGGTCAATTACAAATGTCACCATCGTCGTCCAGGAAACAGGCAAGGTCTCCAAGACTTACCTGGTCCATGTCGCCAGAGCTTCAGCGTAGCGTAAACACACATGGGGCAGGCCAATCCCCTGCCCCACATATAGGAGGAATCATGGACTTCACCACAGTAGAGAGTGTACCAGTTGAACTTCTTGGTAAAACGCGCCACTTACGGCTCACACTAGCCGCGCCAGGCTGGTTTAAGGCTCTGACGCACAAGCGGCTTGACGACCTGATCATGCAGCTGCAGCGTCAATTGTCGGCAGGTTTTGCCGCCACACGCGTGAATGACGCGCACGCTGAGGCGCTTGGCGTTCCGGTCGAGCAGCTGCCACCGGATGAGGTTGTCGATCCTGACTCCATTCTTGACCCTAAAGATCGCATAGATACGGCGGACATGATTCCGGACGTGATAGCTGCGGTTTATTGTCTGGCTCACTGGGAAGATGTTACAAACCGACCACAAGGCAAGAAGGACATCCCAGTCCCGGGCGAGCTGACGTATGAGGACATGAATACACAGCTGGACCTGGATGCTTTCCCCACGCTCATGGTCCTGATCGTCGAGGTCTACGGTCTCCATGCCATGAAGGCGGGAAAGGACACGGAGAGCGACCCAAACCCGGCAACCCCAGAGCAGAACCTGACAGTACCGAACTCTGGGGAATTGCCCGCGTTACCTTCGGACTCACCCCCGACGAATTCCTAGGCTGCACGCCGCTGGAATGGCAGGAACTGTGGAAGGCATATGACTCGCGCGAACACCGGAGAGAAGTCGCTGATGACTACCAGTCGGCGAAGCTCTGTGCGGTCATGTGCAACTTGCAGAGAACGTCTGACAGCGAGGCTTTCAAGATGACGGACTTCTTACTCTACGACCAGCCGGAGAAGCACCAACAGACGCCGGAGCAGTTGCTGGCGATCGTTGACCTGTTGACGGACGCCTTTGGCGGCAAAAGGGTGGTGAATTAGTGAGCACCCTCGCAAAATTAATCGTTTCTATTGGGGCAAACACTGCCGAGTTCGAGACAAACCTTAAAAAGGTTCAGTCGCAGCTTAAGGCCTTCCAGAAGTCGACTAAAGATCTCGACGCCGTCATGAATCCCATCGGCACGGCGCTCAAAGCTGTTGGTGTTGCCGCCGTTGCTGCCTTCTCAGCCGGGGGCGCTGCTGCCCTGGCCAGCGGGCAAATAATCGAGAAATACCGGATGTCGCTCACGACGCTCATGGGCTCTTCGCAGGCAGCGGGTCAGGCGGTCGCATCCGCACTGAACCTTGCTGCAAAGACGCCGTTCAGCGACGACCAGCTGCTTGCTGCCACCGTTGCTTTGACAAAGTTCGGGCAAAATGCGAAGACGGTCCTTCCCCAAGTGGCCGATATGGCCGCTGCAACGAACGGTGATGTTGAAGCCGCCGCTGCCGCTTTTGGAGGATTCTTACAAGGTCGAGTGAAAGCTCTGGCCTCGTATGGTATCACGAAAGCTGCGGTGCTCGCAGAGGGCGCGAAAACAGAGCAAGGCATCGAGATCGCGAACGAGAAGGGTACCATCGTCAACCAAGAGGCCTTCAGTAAGGCCCTGCTGTCTCTCATGGACAAACGGTTCAAGGCTGGGGCAGAATTGCAGGCCAACTCGCTGGGTGGCCTCATCAAGGGCATGAAGGACACGGGCGAGGATATTCTCAGGACTATCGCCGGGTTTTCAGACGACGGGACGGTCCGGGCTGGGTCCATGTTCGACTTCTTCAAGCAGGGCATTACCGCCGTGCTGGCAAAGGTCGAAGAATGGAAGGCCAACGGCTCTCTGCAGAAGTGGGCGGACGATGTCGGCAAAGCCATTACGGTGTTCTTCAACGGCGCCAAGATCGTCTTCAACTGGCTTGTTAACATTGGTACGTGGGTCGCCAAAAACTGGGACCTGATCAGACCAGTGCTCGCCGGAGTGCTCGGAGCGTTCCTGGCTTTCAAGGTCGTGACGGGCGTGGTCGACGGTATCGCTATCGCTGTTGCCGCACTCAAAACCGTGTTGATCGTTACCAATGGGGTGCTGGCACTGACGCCTATCGGGGCGATCATGCTTGCCGTAGCAGCTCTGTCGGTTGTTGTGGTACTTGCGACGCAGCACTGGAACGCCTTTCGGATTGCCCTGGGGATGACAACCAAAGAGGCTTCGGCTACTAATATCCAGATCGCCAAGAATGCGCTTGATGCTTATGACCAGATAACGAAGGCTAACCGCAAAACGATGGAAGGGGATCCAATTCAGGCACAAGCTTTGGCTGCCTATGACAAGCAGAGAGCACAAGATCGTATTGCTCTCGAGAAGAATGTCCAAAATGAGATTGACGGCGTTCGCGGTGCTGCGATGGACAAACAAGGCGCGGGCCAGATCAAGGCACAGACCGATGCGGCGGCGGCGGCGAAAGCAGCAGCAGCCCAAGTGGCTTTCTATGAGCAACAGGCGCGTGACGCTAAGACGGCCGAAGAGAAAGCAGCAGCCGATACGGCGCTGAAGGCGGCTCAGGCGCACGCCAAAGAGGTCGCAAAGGTCAACACTGATCTGAACGACAAGATCTATAAACTCAGCCACACAACAGTTGAGGGTCAAATCTATGATCTCGCCAGGGAGCGTGATGCGGCGATCGCCGATGGTGGCTCGAAGCTAAAGGCCGACCAAGCATATACTCTGGCAGCCAAGAAAGTCTATGACGATGCCCGGAAGGAAAAGGCAGCAGCCGACAAGGACGCCGCAGACAAGACGCTGCAGGCACAGAAGGTCGCGCAGGACAAGTATCTCGCCTCTGTAGTTGACTACGTGAATAAGCAAAAAGACGTCCTGAGCACCCTGACCTCTATCATCATTGACAACTACTCCGAGGAGCAGAGGAACGCTGTCAATTCTTTCAACACGCAACGCGACACGGCAGTCAATGCCCTCAATGACGCGATAACCGCGCGTCAGGATTATCTGACCTCGACACTGGATACAATCGGAAAGGAACGAGACGCGACCATCAAGGCCCTCAATGATATGATAGACAAGCGTCAGAGTGAACTGGATGCGACGCTTAATGCCCTCGACAATGAAAAGACCGCGGTAGTCAATGCTGTCGAAAAGGAACGCGATGCGACGCTTAATGCCCTCGACGACATGATAACCAAGCGTCAGGATGAGTTAAGTTCGACGCTGGATGCAATCAGTGAGGAGAAGGCCGCTGTACTCGGGCAGTATGATGACCAAATCCAGGCACTTCAAGACTCACACACGGCCGCCCAAGATGCAGTCACCGTTGACCAGCTCAGGACCAATGTCATCTATGCGACTACTGCGAGCGAGCGGACACAGGCACGGGCGGCTCTGGACAAGGAACTGGCCGACGAATCCTACAATACCCAGTTGTCTTCTCTTCAGAAGCAGAAACAGGCAGCGTCGAACACCTATGATGCAGAAACGAAAGCGGCTCAGACGAAAGGTGACGCTGAGATCCAAACACTCAGAGATACGGTCACTGCTGCTAAGACTTCCTATGCCGACCAACTCACTTCAGCCAATGCCTACTATGCGGCAGAAAAGACGCTAGCACAGACGGCGGGGAACCTTCAACTCCAGCAACTCAGGGACTTGGTTACCTCTACTCAGACATCTTATGCCGCCATGACGACAGCAGCACAGACGGCGGGGAACATCGAGATACAACAACTCAAGGATGCAGTCATTGCTGAACAGAAGTCCGCAGATGCTCGACTCGTCTTCATCAACACCTTCTATGACCAGAAATTGGCGACAGCAAACATCAATGCTGATGCTGAGAAACTGCTGGCAACTTTAACGAGTGACCAAATCTTTGCAATGCTGGAGGCGAAACTGCCTGGGTATGCAGCCCTTGGCGCACAATATGGCAATGCTCTGTATAGCAACGTGCTGGCTGCCCAGGGAGCTTATGCGGCTCTGCAGCAGACCGCGGTACAGGTTCAACCCAATGGTAAGGCTCCCGCAGGACTTAGTGTTGGAGCAACGGTCGCCACTGCTGGCGGGAACTACACTATTACAGCAGTAAAGCCCGACGGCAGTTATACCAGTGTTCCCACTACCACCGTTGCTCCCACGTTGAACCTGGGCGGTGCTAGTGGTGGCAGGGCCCTCATGGCACACGCCCTGGGTGGCTACTTCACAACGCCACACATCGGACTCATCGCAGAGAAAGGCCCTGAGTACGTCGTACCTCAGAGCCAGGCTGCTGAGTTCGCCAGTAAGATGGGCGGCAGTGACGTGGCAGCAGGACTGCGGCAACTGGGCCTGAAAATGGACACGCTGATCTTCGCCACGCGCCAGGTCGCGCCCGGCGTTGGTAGCGTGATCAACGGGCTCGGGAGGGCGTAAAATGTACTTCAAATATACAGACGGCTCCCTGATCCAGCTGGTTCAAGCTCGGTATACTCGGACAGACCCGCAGATAATCACGGCGTATCACGTTCCGCTGACTGATCAGAACGGCGCAATCCCGCTCGGCCAGGACTGGCAGACGTGGGTCGTCTCGGGTGTCATTGCGGACCCGATGAGCATCAGGTGGCATGATATCGTCATGCTCTCACTTGATAATATCTCGTGGAGAACATGCAGAGTCCAGGTACCAACATTCCCCTCCAATATGTATCAGCAGAGTCTCTATGAGCTGACAGTCCTGGTATCACCGATCCTCGAAGGCGCGATTGTCCGTTTTCCGTCGACCGGTTACATGTGGGGAAATCAAGGCATCGCTGGACTCTCACAGGCCGGTAACGTCTCAGCATATCCAACTATCCACTTTCTGGCCCCTCTGTTCTACGCTCCTTTGAGCAATACCCTTGTGGACTTCACCGGCCAATCGGTCACGTTCAGGCGCACGGCCTCAAAGGTTCATGGTGGTGTGACGTATCCCATCAATACTCCAATCTTTGATTCAGGTCTCTACCTTGCGTCTGATACCGCGCAGGATGTGGCAACGTGGACACCGCCAGCTTCGACTGTCCGGACCGTTGTCATGCAGATAAAGTCACGATATCAAGGTTATTGGTCTGGATTCTCGAGTCCGCCAGCCAACCTTATCCTGAACGGTGAGTTTGAGACCGATTTAGTTGGATGGTACTGTCCCGACACAACAACGAGAACCACCGTTTCTCCACTTAGAGGAGCTGCGTCTGCCAAATCCGTAGCCAATGGGCATAACGCACTGATGGACTTTGCTGGTGCTACCTTCATTTCTGGTCACGTCTATTATCTCGCGGCTTTCGCGAAAACAACTGCCGCTGCAGGGCGCAAGATGAAAGTATATGCACAAGTAGGGGGTGCGGTCCAAATTGGCCCTCTGCTGGACTGTTCCGTAGAAACTCAAGTGGTATCTATGGTGTTCACCGCAGCAGCGACGCACGGAGACTTGGTATTTATGCTAGACAACGACGTTGCGGGCGAATACTTTCTTTTGGACACCGCCTACTGCTACGATATAACTGCGGTATTGGGCGGCAATAACCTTCCCATCTGGGGTTCCGCACAAAACAGGTTACTCATCAGTTTAGACGCCAATATTCTATTCTTTGTGGATGGTAACGGTTCCGGAGCAGCGGTTACGTTTCCAAGATTGGATTACTTCCAAGGCGCGGTTGTGACTATCGTGGTCATTGAAGATACCTCTCATGCCTTGACGGTTGCGGTTAACACTGGCGGTGTGTGGACAGTCTCTTCTGGTGGAGCACCAGCAATCGCGTGGCCGCAACTGACCCTTGGAAATCTTGAAGGCTCCATTTCCAATCTTGTCCAGTACCCATACGTCCTGAGTAGCGCAGAGTATCAATCTATTGCGTATTCTGCTCTTTCTCTGAAGTTCAATGACCTGTTCATCGGGAATAGATACGCCGGAGAGATTGTCAAAGGCTCAGATGGAAGGCTGCTCAACGCTGCCGGTGCGGACATCAGTGCGCTCTTAGGTGGTACTGACATCGCCATTGGTTCAGCAGCGGTGACCATAACACAATCACAAGGCTTGTCAGCAAGATGGTATGTCGAACTCCAGAGGACTGACGTATGACCCCGACCCTCACTACTACACAGGTCGCAGAACGGCTAACGGTCACAGTTTGGTGTGTCAATCAGGTCAGTGAGTCCGTCGTATCCATTGTTATTGACGGCAAGGCATATAGCGGTCTCTTTATGGAGTCCTCCCTCTTTGCATATACTCTCGCGTTGGAGCGCGGTTCTCACGTCATCTACGCTCAGGCGACTGATTCAGCAGGTACGGTCACGACAGCGCCTATCACGTACGTCATGGCCTACGAGTTGACCGAGTATGGGATAGACCTGTACTCGGGTGACGCTAAACTGGATGTCATTGTCCCCCTCATTCATGATGAGTTATTGCCCACTCTTCCGACCTTGAACTTTTCATGTGCAACACTCCTTACTGGCACTATCCAAGCGGTTATCCGAGAGAGGGGTCTTAGACAATACCAGTTCAGTATCGACACGGTGGGAAAATCAGGCCCTCTGTATCAGTACACATGCCTCGCCGATGAGTCATATGTTCTCACTACCGCAATAATGGCATTGCAAACGGCCTACGGAGCCACATCTGACGCCCTTGGAGTGATTGTTCCGTCATTGAACATCGTAGGTGCGAACCTTCTGGCACGGACAGTGTACCCACAACTGTTTGCCAAAATCGAGCCACTGGAAGTTATCAAGCAACTGCTCATTCAGGCTTTGGCACAAGCATCAGTAAGGAATGGAAACCTGTACGCCTTCCCGCTGGACGTTGCAGGCAAGAAGGTTACATTCTTTGCCGACATCAAGGTTTCTGTTGCTGGAAATGTCTCCTTCTATGCTCTCGGAAAATATGAAATCAACGCAGGATTACCAATTGTAGTCGCGGCAACTACGACATATCAGCGGGTCACCATGACGGGGTTCTTCACGTACAATCTACAAGGGTACAATGGCGATGTTTGCTATCTGTCATTCTATGGACAATATGGTTCCGGCGTCATTCCGACCATCCGCAATGTCGAGATAGATGTTGACGGAGTACAGGTATTCATTGATGCGACCGAGTTTACGGGGTCACCGTCAGAATATTGCATGAAAGACATCACCGCCATTGCACAGCAGAACATGGCTCCTCTCTGGTATCATGACCCCGACTACCATATGCAACGGCTTGACCCGCTCACCGGCTGGCAACGTGATGCGGATACTTATGATGCAGTAGAAGCACACTATATCGTCAAGCAGTATCCAACGCCCGCGACCGTATTGACGCTCAATGACAAAGACAACTGGACGGGTACGGTAAGCAACGTCGCACAAGTAGCTGATTTACTGCTTCCCGTTCCCAGTGGCGCACTCGGCATGCTCAAATCTGTGGGGAACTGTCACAGAGATGCGCTGAGCGTATTGTTCAGAGACATAGACAGAATCCGATTCAACTGGAACCCCGTCACAGCGGAATCAATAACGGTCAGTCTCCAGCAGGATGCGGACAACAAGTTGGAAATGATTCATGCCTTCAGCGGACAGATAGGGGCTGGTTTCGTTCTGAACCCTTACTTGACTTGGACGCCAGTGCCGACCGATACTCTCACGGAGAACATCACGCTCTCACCTGTCCAATTCGTCACGATGGTCACAGGAAACGTGACACAGGGCTGTTCCTATCGTGTAACCATACTTGATGCGGGCGGTGCAACGCTGTGGCAGGACACATGGCGGTCAACTATCGGCAATACGTTTGAGGCGGATGTACCCACGAGCGTCAGTCAAGTTTATCAAGTCACGACCGTCCGCATCGAGTTCACGAATCTGTACCTCGTTGATGGAGTCCACTACGGCATTCAGTGCATTGCCTGTTATATAACCGCGCAGACGTACAACGCTACTGGATCACATCAAGTTTTTACTGGGTCTCATCAGGTACAGTCGGGGTCTCATCAAGTACAGACTGGCTCACATCAGGTACAGTCCGGTTCACATCAAGTTTTGACGGGTTCACATCAGGTACAGACTGGGTCACATCAACAAGTGGATTCCAATACGCAATATACGGTGCCAATGCATCTGAGTGGCAATGGATATAACAACTATGTCCTGCGGACTGATATCTGTCCCGTACCGACCCTGGTGGGGAACCAGACATATGTGGCTACGCAGGTATCGGCCATAGCAAGGTTCTACCAGCAAGACCAAGAGGGGATTGAAATGCACATGTCCCTCGATGGACCCTTCGAAGTCTACGGTTCCGTACTGACGTGGTATGCACCGTGGGGACCTGCCAGCTACAATTGGATACTTTCCAGCAGCGTTGTCGTGGTCAACGTTGTTATCTCTGAGACCGTTCAAGACTACACCACAGTCAATGACTACACCACGGTCTTAGACTATATCACGGTCTTGGACTACACCACAGTCCTAGACTATACCACGGTCTACGACTACACCACGGTCTCTGATTACACTTGGGTTTCATCCTCCTTTGTCTGGAGCAACGCCTTCAACCTCTTCGAATCGGTCGACCTTGCTCTCGTGAACTTCACGCGCACCGGCAACCCCACGACCCTCGCTACCATCGCGCTTACGTTCACTGGCGACAACTATGTGGACTCGTTGGTACTTGTTGCAGATAATCCCCTTCCCATCGCTGTGCGCGCTGGAACGGGGTCAAGGGTCTATATAGTTCCTGATGATTTCGGAAGTCAAGCAGGAGCTCAAGCATATGCAGATGGACTACTTCCTATCGTTTCGGTAGCGCGAGAGCAGTACACGCGGGATGTTCCACTGTCAACTGACCTCTCAGTAGGCGACACGGTGGATGGTGATGGGAAGAACTATACCATCCGTGCCGTGGACTACAGGCAGGATGGGAAAACATTATCGGCGGGAAGGTCAATGGACATTCTCAAGACGCAATTGGCAGAGTATGCGAGACGACTAGGAACCCTCGAAAGGAAGGTGTAGACATGTTTATACGCGCAGGTGCGAACGCGTTCCTTGACCCTTCAGCAGGAAAGCTGGACACCATTTCAGCAGAACCCCTTCGCATCTGGAAGGTAACCGGTGCAGTTGAGGCAATAGAGGCGTTCCGCGTTGCTGTCGGCGGGGTCGCACTTCCTGATGAAGGCATTGTTGCTGTGTTGGATTTGACTGTCGTGGTACAGAAGGTAACGGAAAAGAAGGTAGAGGTAGTGGACTTGAAGGGCAAGCTAGACAAGGCCACAGTAGAACTGACAGACTTACAGGCAACAGCGGCGCAGTTGCAGACGGACGCGACACCAATTGATACAATGCCGGTGATTGCGGAATGAAGTTCCCGGCGTGGATGAGACTCATGGCGTGGGCCGTGCTGATTGCCGTAGCACTGCTTGACGTAGCGATTCTTTATGGGGGGCTGTGATGGGCGATGGGAATGAGCGTAACGTATTGGACGAGGCTTTTCAGGCTCGCGGTAAATCAAACGAAGAAAGGATCCTTGAATTGGAACGGGATGTCAACGGTCGAGGGGGGATATTTGCGGTGGTAGAAAAGCTCTCGGGACTGGTAGACAAACTCGTTGATAAGGTGGGCGCCCTCGATGAAAAGGTTGATAAGCGTATGGACGATCTTGACCATGAATTGCAGGAAGTAAAGCGAATCGTCAACGAAGAAAAGGGCCTGAGATTAAACAAAGAAGAGAAGGCACTGGCGGCACGTAAGCCAATCGTCAACGAGATTATCTCTGTCCTCGGGGCTCTGCTTGTTGCTGCGACGATCAGTTTTGTCACATGGCTGGTGACAAGGGGCGGGGTGTAATGAAAATCTACCTGTCGCCATCGAACCAGCCGAATAACAGCTACGCCCTGGGCGCCACGAATGAGAAGGTGCAGATGGAGGCCATCGCTGCTCGTATCAAGGGCGTATTGGATGCAGAGTATGTCTGCGAGACGGTCATGGCGACGCTCTCCCTTGTTGGACTGAGCGACCGCGCGAAAGAGGCAAAGGACAAGGGGTGCGATGTCTACCTCGCCATTCACAGCAACTCGGGCGATGGTAAGGCAAGCGGGGCAACAGCGTACTATCACCCGACTCAGGCACGTGGCAAGGTCCTGGCCGTGAACATCGTCAAGGAACTGGCCTTGGTCTGTCCTGTCAAGAGTACCAGGTCTTCGCCCGTCCAGGATGGCATGGCACAGTTCAGCGGCGCCGGCATGGGAGAGGTCAGGAGTCCGGCAAGTCTTGGACTCATTGCGGTCCTGGCCGAGACGGACTTCCACGACAACCCCATACTCGCGCAGTGGATCATCGGCAACAAGGACGGTATCGCTCACGCCTACGTGCGTGCGCTGGCGGACACGTTCAACATCGCACTAAAATCCCACCTTTCTGTCGCGCAGCAGGAGATGGTTGACCGGGGAATCGTTACCCTCCCCGTCGACTGGAATGCCACGGTTACGTACAACGTCCTCGCATGGGTGTTGTACAAGATTGCACACCCAACAAAGGTGTAGGAGGTACACATGAACAATCTACCGAGTATGTGGATATGGGTGATTGGCTTCTTCGCGCCTATCATCGCGTCTGTCTTGCTCAAGAAGAACTGGGATGGCCGTATCAAGCAGTTGATCGCCTTCGCCCTGTCGGTCGGTCTGGCCCTCCTCGTCATGTGGCTGGATGGTTCACTGGCAAAGGTGATTGCGGCCGGGAATCTCCCTATCATCCTGGGAGCCATCCTTGGCGAGGTAGAATTCGCCTTCAAACAGATCTGGTCGCCGTACCTACTGACGACTGCGGTTGAAAAGAAAGCGACGGTAGACTTGAAGCAGGTGCTCTACGTCGACCAGGCAGTTCCTATTATCGAGGCTGGCAAGCCGATCGTCCCGGCGACACCGCCGACAGATCCACCCGTTTCACCTTCAGTCTGACCGAAACTGCCAAGGGGCCGGTATGAACGGCCCCTCTCGTGTTATCCACAGGAGGCCATCCCGTGAACGATGAACACCATAGCACGGTCGTATCTTTTCAGCAAGAGGATTTGTGAGCGCGCCCATTCGTACAGAACGTCAGAAGGCCGTCGTCGACTATGCCGCACAGCACCCGTTTGAGCATGGAGGCGACTATACCAGGGCTTCCGTTGCCCTAGGGATCCCGGCGAACACCATCCGGAATTATGCCAAATTGTACGGCTTGAACACGAAGATGCCGGGTCCGCGGAAGGGGTACTCGATCGGCAAGCCGATCCTGCCGAGAGAAGCGAACCCGACTGTTCCCCTTGTCGCCAAAGACAACAGTCTGGCAGAGCGCATACGCAAATACCTGACGAAGTATCAGCGCACCAAAGACGAGCTCGCCGATTTCTTCGAGGTCGCGCCGAAGGTCATTCAATCTGGACTCGACGAGCTGAAGGAACGAGCGGTCACTCTTGATTGCGAGAATGGAATCTACTCCATTCAAAACGATATTCGGCCACCCGAGGACCCGGTCAAAGAAACTCTCGAAGGACTGGGAGCTCGCAGCGGGATGTTCCATATAGGACACACGGCCGACTGGCACACGAGCTCGAAGTATTGCCGCGAGGACGTCATTACCAAGCTCTATGAATGGTATGCGGCAGAGGGCGTCACGACGGTCTATCACGCCGGCAACTGGTGCGACGGCGAGGCGAAGTTCAACATGTTCGACCTGCTGATCCATGGCGTGACCCCTCAGATCCACGAGTTCCTGCGTGTCTGTCCTCAGATCCCCGGCATCAAGACCAAGGTGCTATCCGGCGATGATCACGAGGGCTGGTGGGTGCAGAGAGAAGGCATCAATATCGGGCAGCTGCTCGCCTTTGAGGCACAGAAGGCCGGGCGCGACGACATTGAAGACATTGGATACATGGAGCGGGATATTGAACTCGCCGCTGGACAGATCATGCGCGTCATCCACGCGGGCGGCGGGAGTGCCTACGCCACGAGCTACAAGGCGCAGAAGTACGTCGAGAGCCTACAGGGTGGCGAGAAGCCTCGCATCGTCGTCATGGGCCACTATCACAAGTTCGAGTTTGGCTATCCCAGGGAGGTCTATGCTCTGCAACCTGGCTGTTGTCAGGATCAGACGCCGTTCATGCGGAAGAAACAGATCCAGGCCCACGTTGGCGGGTGCATCCTGGACATCCATGTAAATGACAGCGGCATCATCGACGAGGTGGGCTGCCGATTCAAGAGCTTCTTCGACAAGCAATTCTACGAATATCACCAGGAGTAGACCGCATGGCGATGGTCGTGGTTCAGATCGAGAAGGTGCCACAGGCGCTGATTGACGTTGCAGCGGCACCGGAATACAAGAAGGGACTCTGCCATGGCCTGACGGTCACTCCACATGACAAGGCCCCCGTCTTTCGAGGCCTTCGCGTGATTCATATCTACATCCGAGAGGGTCTCAGTAAGGAAAAGACCAACATGATCATCATCCATGAGCTGGCGCACGTAGGCCAGTATTTGACCGGCAGCTCGCTCAATGAGGCGGGCGCTGATGCACTGCGTGACGCCATGATCGCCGGGCTGATCCCGAAGCGCAAAAAGAAGAAGAACCCCTGGTGACGCAGTAGATTGAACAGTAAGGAAGCACCGAATGGTTCCCGCCGTTCACCATATTGCCTCAGCGGGCCAAGCTGAAGGCGCCACACGACAGGGCGCTCGGCCAGATAGGGCAACGGCCCCCGCCAGGACCGACCTCTCGCGCATATCTTCCAAAGGCTAGGATCGGGCGCACCAAGCCAGGCGGGGCGAACGGCCCGAAATGCTGGGGTTCAAGTTCCCTGCTATGCGCGATGTTTGAGACTCATGTGCCATGCGCACAAAGAGATCCAGGGCCGGTGCTACGATGGGCCGGCTCTCGCATGTACCCGACCTCGCTGTCAAGTCATTGCATCAATACTATACCAGCGGGTTCTATGTGGAGTGATTCTGTTCCGCTTTTGGGTACAAACCTTAGTGTTCATGGAGCAGAACGAGATTATTCTAGTGGCATTATTCCAAATAGATAAAACGCACGTTGCATGACGCACAACGCGTTACATGATTCGTAACATGGCGCAAACGTGGACTGCGTTAAGGCTTGTGCCACTTGACGGGTACTTGCGGGGTTTGGAATAGATACGCACTATGGTATAAAAGACAGACGGCAAATTATACCTTGTGTGCGATATCTGCACATCTGTACCCCTTTCTGCATATTTTGGACAGATCATCGGGCATATGTCCATTGCTGACACATTTCCTCCGAAGGCGTAGGTATTCTTTACTTTCTTGCACCCTTTCTATCAACAAGAGTGCAAGCTTGGCAACTTTCTGGCAACTGAACCCACAAGTAATCCTTACCAGTTGCGCAACACTTAAGGAAATCTGAAGGGTTGTGCCTATCGTTTTGTTGGCGTCAACAAATCGTTGCCCCGCAAAAGTGTGGTCGATGGCAGAATATGCACCGTAAAAGTGTTGCCGCTCATTCTGATTCCCCATTCTTATATCGAAATGGTCACCCGACACCTCCCGACACCTCCGGACACCTCCGGACACCTCCGGACACCTCGGGGCGAACTTCTGCATCTCCATGTCGCCAACTATACACTTTTGTATATTTGGAGCATGTGAGATGCAGATCACAAACCCCTCGATTCCGATGGGTTTAGAATCTGTATGTCAAACTTAGTCCCAACTTAGTTCCAACTTAGGCCCAACTTGGTCCCATGAGCTATTTCCAAAATGGATAGACCTCGAAAAGCGGCCCTAGGAAGCGATCTCGCGAGAGAAAACCTCCTACCATACCATCGCCCTCGTCTTCGTGCGCGTGACGGGGCCAGTGCATGAGCTGACCGTCTAGGGAGTCGCTATCGTGACAACGCCATAAGCAGCGTTTGTCGATTCCATTGCCACTTGGTAGCCATCCTTGGAAATGATCACAATCAAGGCACCTATTTCTCCCTTCTGTTGGAAAAAACAGGAGACGATGCTCCCTCTTGTCGTGTATTTGACTGTTGGCATTGTCCCGGCCACAACGTAATTAGCGAGTACGACCCCATCAACGCTGTGAGACGTGGAACTGCCGTCGGCCATGACGGTCATATAGTTGCCGCTGAACTTGTTCCCTTTGTTGCCAGTAACCTCGATTACAAAATCATGGACGTCTTCGACGGGCGCCGCGATTGGCGCAGGTTCCTCCGGGACACTCACTGCAGGGCTGGAACACCCCACGATAGATGTCATCAGTAGAACCACAAGAATCAGCGCGAATACTCTCCCTCTGTGCACGGTTGCCTCCTTGGCTACTTGCTACCATAGCATCCTATCTCTTTGTCTCCTAGGCGTCAAGGCCCCTTAGCATATTGCCCCCTTGACACCAAAGCGCCTCGGTGCTATACAGGGGTTGGCTTGGGGGAAGGGAGAGACACCATGCTGCACAAATCTCATCCAGAACTTGACGAGCTCACCGGTGCCAAGGTCCGCTACATCGCCCGAGTCATGGGCAAGCATCCGACTACTGTCATCGAAGAAGCGATCGACCGAATGTACAGGAGCTGCAACGAGCGTCCGCCGGAAGCAAACCTGATCACCGAACAAGTCCCCGAGAGCGAGCGCCTGCTGTGATCCTTGGCGTTGTAAACCAGAAGGGGGGCACGGGCAAGACGACCGTTAGCTGGCATATCGCCATGGGGATGGCCGCGCGGCACAAGTCGGTCCTCCTGGTCGACCTCGACCCGCAAGGGAACACTACCAGCATGTGTACCGATCATCTTCTTCCCGAGTCCAACATCACCCTCGCCTTCGCATCCCGGGGCAAGACTATGCCGGAACCGCAGAAGGTGAACACGGCTCTTGACCTCCTGGGGGCAAACGACGATCTCTCAGAGCATGAGTCGGCCCCTTCCCTCGAGAAGTCCTACATCCTCCGGGATCTGCTGCAGGGGTTCACGTCCTATGACCTGGTCGTCATCGACACACCTACACACCTGGGAACAGCTGTCAGCAATGTCATGGTTGCCGCTGACTGTCTCCTGGTTCCCGTTCGTCCAGACAGGTTCGATCGTGATGCAGTCAAACGTTTGCTTGAGCGCGTGGCATTCGTCCGGGAACATGCGAATCCTCGCCTCCAGCTGGCCGGCATCTTGGTAAACGCCGCACAGGAACGGACCAACTATGTGCGTGACTTTGTCGCCATGCTGAAGAAAACCTATGACGCAGCCATCTTTGCGACGATCATCCCGGCAAGTGTCCGCATGGCCGAAGCCCTCGACGTGTCGAAGCCGATCTGGGACTACGAGCCGCAGAATCCGGTCAGTGTGGCGTGGCTGGCATTCCTCGACGAATTGGAGGGAACGCTATGGGCTTCATAGAAAAGTCGCTGAAAGAGAAGAAGACAAAACTGTCGATTCATTGGAGCGAGAGCACCGTCGTTGCGGTTAAGGAGTTCTGTATCCATCACAAGGGATGGCAGATGTCGAACTTCTCCGAGGCGGCGATGCTCGAGAAGATTGAGCGGGAGAAGGCTCTCGAGGAGAAGAAACCTGCCGAGCTGCTTATGCGCCATGCCACCAAGGAGCCATAGGGGCGAGGAACCTAGACGCCTAGGCGCTCAAACGCTCTAAGACGCTGACAGACTGACCGAGAGCCACGCGCACCTCTTTTGTGCTGTGCGTGGCTTCACTATATCTTCACACTCAACAGGTATTCTCTCTTGACATGGGAAAGGGAAGGGGAACAATAACAACAGCAAGACGCGGAGGCCACGAGTCCTCTGACATAAGCAGACTTGGGGGAATGCAATGAAGGTAGTCTTGGGACACGGTACGTCCAAGCACGGCGCAGCTGCTGGATATAGCAGGTACGCCCGCGCAGCGAAACGTTCAGATCGTCGTCAGTCTCTCAATCTCGCATGGATGTTCGTCACGTCCAACTATCAGCAGCACCCGGTCGGAACCTTCGGACGTGCGGCATGAAGCCGAAGAACAGCAGCATCCCGCACGTGGGCGATTGGATCTGCGCCTATCATAATGGGCTCCTAGCCATCGCGGAAGTGAAGTACGTCGCCAAGAGCACAGATCTGGGGCATACAGGAGAACCCCTCTACGTGACCGACCATGGGGCCGTCCGGATGGATGACATCCTGGAAGTCAGGAGGGCGACGTGAGCGACGTAGACAAAGCAGTGCAGGACCTCATGAAGTCCATTCATGACGCAACAGGGCACTTCACGGGAGTCGAGATCAACCGCTTTATCGGAGAGATCAATCACCTTGTCGCCGTTGCCACACTGGAAGGTCGTCAGAGCATGAAGGGGAACCTCGACCAGATAGTAACAAGGGAACGCGAGGGAGCTGTGGCAAAAGACCGTGATAGGATACGGGCAGCATGCCGTGAGTTCAATCCCGGGGACACACTCATTGTCAATGTACCGACCCTCCTGCTGGAGTCTTCGGTTCTCCATCCGAGGAAGTGCTGACATGACCCCCTTGACCTATCTGATGTCGTTTGGTCTCGGTATCATCGTTGGCGCAGGTGTCGGCATCTGGCTCGTGTTCAAAAAGATGAACTGGCTGATCAGGTGGGGAATCGTGGAATGAACGAACTACGGGCGAAATACTTACATCAGGTCGTGATCATCCGGGACGGTTCGACGAGTGACGGGATGTATGGATTGGTCACTCAAATCATCGAAGGGAGCAAGACGCCGCTGACCGTTACCTTCTGGGCGATGGAGACGATGAGGAACGACAATTACTATGCCGTCGAGGATATCGAGCTGACGGGTGAACAGTGGAGCGATTCCCTTCCGAGAGACGCCAATATCCGATGTATCTATGACCGAAACTACACGAAGCTGTACTACATCTGTTCAAGGGGAGGCCGAAACATCAATGGCTTCGGTACGCCCGGTGGGGCATGGGCAGACTGGTTCAAGACGAACGCAAATGAGGCAGAACAGGCATTGCACCGGTTGGTGCAGGAGGCAACAAATGATCCATCCTCTTGTTCTATGGAGAGCACAGACGAATCAGACACAACTGGCAGCGGCAAAGGCGATGAAAGTATCGCTGCCGACCTGGAAGCATTGGGAGAGCGGCGTGAGCTTTCCCAAGGTTGAACGCATGGCAAAGCTCACGAAACTGACAGGCGTGACGCGGGCACAGCTCGAGGCTGCGCGCGGGTAGACGACAGATTAGCAGACTTGGGGGAGATATGAGTATCAAGGGAATCACCGATGCACAGCATTACGCTCCGCGTCTCGGCAAGATTCACCTGGGCGGGAAGCGGTACAAGGGCAAGGACGACTCAAAGGGCTATCCATTCCAGGCTGACTACTTCATCGTCCCGCCGGAAGTCCAGGCAATCTACGGCGAGAAGCCGAAGGAACTGACCGTCTTGTTTATGTCGAGCAACCTGGACCAGATCATGCCCCACTTCTACAAGCTCTATGGAGCGTCGACAATGTCGCCGATCTGCAAGGGAGACGGAGTTACTGCCAGACGTCTTGACCTCAAGACCGGGACACGCGTCGAAGTAGCCTGCCCTGGCCCTCGGGAGTGCAAGTTTAATCACTTCATCGACGAGCATGGCGAAGCGAAGGTGAAAGAGTGTGCTCCGACGATGAACCTCATGGTCAACCTGCCAGATGTTCCAGGCGTAGGGACGTATCAAATCGACACCAAGAGCTGGAACGGACTCCGGGAACTCCTGAACGACGTGGCCGGCATCAAGGCGGCTCTCAACGGGCGACTGGCGTTTGTTCCTCTCACGTTACGACTTGTCGAACGAGAAGTCGATCGGCAGGATCCGAAGAGGGGACAGACGAAGACGCGCATTCGTTTCATGCAGCTTCTGTTCAACGGTAAGATCGCCGACCTGGCGAAGATCCCAGCCTCCTTGGTTCCTGTTCTTCCTTCCGGATGGCCAGCTGCAGTACCTGAACCAGATGAGACCAGGCCCGACGAGGTTGTGGACGGAACGGCAGAAACGGAAACGCCTCAGAGCGCATCTTCTCCCGCCACACGCGATCAGTTGGCAGCCATCGAGCAGCTCGCTTCTACCAAGTCGGCGGAAGAACTCGCCAAGTTCAGTATCCAGGGCATCAACGTGAAGATAGACCCGCCGGTTGCTACCGTGGACGGGCGCCAGGTGACGATTGATTTCTCCTATGCCGGTCAGTTGATTCACGATCTGCAGGATGGAAATGAACCCATGGATCCTCACGAGTTCGGGAAGAGGTTCGCATGAATCCTTGGGTCATGCTCGCCGTCATAGTCATCGCAGCATTCTGTGGCGCGGTCATCGAACACGTGAGGACGGTCGACCGCTACGAGTTCAGGATAAACCACTTGCACACGTGCTATATGGACGAGATCAAGAGGAATGCCGAGCTCGCCGCCAAGCTCGAGGCGGAACATGCGGAACCGGTTGATGTCATCCTGGACCGACTGCTGGATGAATGCCCGGATGAGTCTGAGGTCAAGAGCAATGGGTAACCTGATTACGATGGACGGCAAGTACCAGACCCGCGGAAGCGCAAAGTACCCAAGTTGCCCTGTGCGGATCCTGGCTACGGACATGAAGGGAATGGACGGTACCGTCATCGGCCTTATCACCGAACCCAACGGATGGGAGTATCCCGTATGCTGGAAAGCTGATGGCAAATCCCTAGAAATGGGTGTCGTCGAGTCGACTATGGACCTCATCCCCAGGAGGCGCCAAGCATGGGCTTGGGTATCTGATGATGGGCGCGTGCTTGGATTCTGCGATCGCACAAGGATGCTTATGGAAGCAAGCTGCGAACCCAATGAGCATGTCCGACTCGTCACATGGGAGGACTGACGTGATAGAACTCGGCAAGAAGTACCAGACCAGCGACGGGCGCAAGATCAGGATTTTGGCAATCGATACGGATCCGAGCGACGCCTTTCCGGTAATCGGTTTTTGCTATAGCCCGCGAGCAAATGGATCGGAATACTTGCAGCGGTGGTCGCGTCATGGGGCAGCGCTCTACAAGGAAGAGGACGATACATGCGACCTTGTGCCCATCCCCACGAAACATCAGGGATGGATGGTGATATGTCAGAAGTGTCCCCCGAATGGTAATCGCGTATATGTGGACAGAATACTCGCCGATATTGCCTGCGGTATGTTCATGGGCGAGCATGTCGTTCCCGTTACCTGGGAGGACTGACATGGACCTTCCGCTGATGATTCCCCGGTGCCTCGTCCGCAAAATGGTCAATCAGGCCTATGAAGAGGGCAAACTGTTTCAGGCCAGAGAGGACGTTCGAGCGCTGATAAGCGCTCAGAAGGAGGCTGTAAACCCGCAAGGGTTGTTATTACGACAGCAGGACCTCGCCGCTCGTCCTGCCCGTATTCGTCCAGACCGGCAGAATCTAGTCACGCATATCCATCCAGACCCACTGCCGCCATACCTCTGCGAAGGGAGGGAATAATGAAGCGCCTGGGTAAGCTCGTAATCATGACGGACAAGGAACACGCCTCGCTCATGTGTCGCTGTGAAGATGCTGACGCAGCAGCTGGTGATCTCGCAGAAGAACTGAGCCGAGCCTATGCCAAAGTAGCCTTGGTAGAAGCAGCTAGAGACAATGCTATAGCTGTCGCTCGCAGGTTCCACGCAGCGGGCGGGTACAGTCACACTCTCCCGAAGCTGAAAGAAGAACTGCGACAGGCGCAAGGACAGGTCAGCCGCTATCGTCCGATCGGCGAGATATTCCAACCAAGCGAAGCTCTGACCACACTCCTGCAGGATGTCAACGGCGTGTCGGATTGTGACGCGGCAGCTGACTTCGAGATCGTCGGGAACCAGGTGAGACGGGAGAGGGCGACGCCATGAACGGACACATCTTCCTTGACCAGCAGGTTGACAAGCACTGCTGGAACCTCTACGACTCGTATGGCGAGATATGCGTCAAATGCAACTGCTGTGGCCTCATGAAACCAGAAACCGTATACGGGACCATGTACGCGAGCCGGCTGAGAACGGTGAAACGGTGGCTCAAGGAATGGCAGCCGAAACTGACTGACCCTGGCTTCCAGACAGCCATCCAGCAGAAGAACATCCGCCTCGATATCCGTCGCTGCCAGAGGCAGATTACCTACTACGAGTGCAAGGTGAAGGCTGTGAAGGTGAAGTCATGAACGAGAACATCAAGCCCTCGGAGCAGAAGGTGACGGTCTCCTTCAGATTCTACTGGCGCTGGAAGTTTGCCATTGAAGAAGGCCGATGGATCTGTTATGTCCCCTGGATGCCTCAGGGCAAGGAAGTCACGATAGACATTCCAGTTGACCACTTCCAGATGATGCAGCACGAGCAGGACGAAGGCGACCCTGTCTTTGGAGCTGAGTCATACCACAACGCACGGCGATACTACCGGATGATTGTTGTCCAGGAACTGAACAAGAAGGCCAAGGAGGAAGACAATGAGAATCAGAAGGACTGAGGATTGCTGGCTGGTAGTCACTCACAACCAAAAGTGGCCGGACAAGATAGGATTCAGGGCGTTCACGACCGAGAAAGCAGCGAAGAAAAATGCTGCGGGACTTGGACCGAATGTGACATACTCCGAGGTCGTTTGTGTCCCCGTCACCTTCACGTTGCCGGAGGCCGACAATGAAGTGCATTGACTGCAGCAAGCACGGCATGGTATGGTGCGCTATGGGCGAGACGATTTTGAAGTCTGAACTGTGTTGCCAGGCGAGCGGCGATAAAGTGGTCGTGGCGGGCGCAACCAAGACAGTCATGGCATCCACAGAAGCGCCGAAATGGTGCCCGCTGAAGAAGGAGGCCTCCAATGGTTAGCAAGGTTGAAGAACTGCGGAAGAACTTGATTTCTGAATTGGGAGCATTCCAACTGACCATGTTTCGCACTGACAGAGCAGAAGAAGAGATTGACGCCCTTATTGTCGCTGTAGGAACCGCAGCAGAGAACAACATATTGGAAGCGATGCGGGCGCGGGCTGATTCAAATATACCCAGCTCTCCATATCAGGAGGTACGAAGATATATTGAAATGGTGAGGTCGGTTGATGCTCTGACTGCTCCGAACGTGAAGCCATGACCTTCACAATGTACAGAACCTTGGGGACGGGCGAGGTATGCCATGTCCAATAGAATCCTCAGTGACTCCCTTCTCACATCTGAAACTCTCGACGAACTCTGTCCATCGCAAGAGAACCTGTTCTATCGATTGCTTGTCGTCGTCGACGACTATGGTTGCACTGATGCTCGCCCGGTCGTTGTCCTGGCGCGATGTTATCCTCTGCGAATCAGTAAGATCTCCGTCGAAGATATGAAGACCTGGCTGCTGGACCTTGCCAGAGTTGGCCTGATTACCCTGTACCAGGCCGACGGCAAAGAATATCTCCAAGTGTCCAAATGGGAGAAGCATCAGCGTGTTCGTAACAAGCGTCACAAATATCCACTACCTGCTGCAGACGACAGCGAGACGCAACAGATTACAGCCACTCTTGACAAGTTGCTGCAATCCGCCGCAACTCGCCGCAACTCGCCGCCTGTATCCTTATCCTTATCTGAATCCTTATCCCTATCCAAAGATAAAGACTCTGTCGAGCAAAATCAGCTCGACGACCCTCCATCCACAATTTCGAAACCAAAGAATAGTCGCCGGACAAGTCTGATCGACGATCCTGTAGTGTCCCTCTATACCGAAATCTGCGTGCCGAAGGGATTGCCTAGTGTCAAGGCACTGACCGTCAATCGTCAGCGAGCCATCAAACGGGCAACAGTGGACTATGGACTCGAACGTCTTGAGGCACTGTTCAAGAAGGCAGTCACGTCCGAGTTCCTTCTGGGTAGAACGCAGTCGACGAGTCACCAAGGATGGAAAGCTGACTTTGACTTCCTTCTCCGGGGAGACACCTTGGTACACATCGACGAGGGGTCACGGTACTTCGGTGATGTTGTCAGCGCGACGGCCGCTAAGATCCTAGTGACCGAGTTAACGCCGGAGCAGGACGCCAAACACAAAAAAGAGGCAAGACGCTGGCTTATGGATGAGAAGGCAAAGGAAGAGGCAAGGTAAGAGCGATTTAACCGAGAAGAAAGGCAACACTAGCAGACTTGGGGAGGCAACAATGAACGCACAGACAGCAATCACGGTATCAGGAGTGACCGGGTATGTCAACGACAAAGGCACGGCATGGTTGAGGTTGGAGGACGTGGCGAGAGGACTCGGATTCACCAGGACGGCAGTCAGTGGCAGCGAGGTTGTCCGTTGGGAGCGCGTCGATTCGTATCTCATGGAGATTGAAAAGACGGTCGTACCCACTTGTGGGCATGGCGGCTATATCCCAGAGAACGTCTTCTACCGACTGGCAATGAAGGCGAAGAACAAAATCGCCGAGGCGTTTCAGGCGAAGGTGGCGGACGAGATTCTGCCTCAGATCCGCAAGACCGGCAGTTATAGTTTGCCGAGCTCCAAGAACGTCTACGGTATCCTCAGGGGTCTTGTTGATGATCTCGAGCGTCAGGACCAGGCAATCGCCGCGGCCAATGCCAAAGTTGACCAGGTAAGCCAGCGTGTCGACAAGATCGCCCAGGGAATCCCTGCGCTGCCGGTGCCCGAATCTGCAGCTCTGGAATATGTAACTCCCACGCAGATCGGCAGGATGTTCTCGCCGCGTATGTCCGGCATGGAGACCAACAAGCGCCTCCAGTTCGCCGGCCTGCAGTATCGAGTCGGCGGTGAGTGGGTTCCTTCCGATAAGGGCAAGGACTACGTCAAGACACTCCCGGTCCAGCTGGAAAATGGCAAGTGCGTGTACCAGCTCCATTGGCAGCGCCGGGTGTTTGACATGATCTGCGAGGTGACGGCATGAGCGAATACACAAGCTTGGAAGTCAGCAAGCAGCTGGCAGATGCGGGGTTCCAACGGGAAGGTGGCGAGATGTATTGGGGGTCTGGTGTCAACCTGCGCTACCGTTCCGACACACTCTTGACGTGGCTGCTCTCCCTGGATGTCAAGGAAGTCACCGAGAAGATGGGAGTGCGGACGCTGGCAGAAAATGGAGACCGTGGCTGTCTGCGCATCGAACAGATCAGGATTGACTTCAAGGGGACTGTGGCGTATGTCGTGCAACTCCACCGACCCATAGAGGCAGGAAGTCAGGCTGCTACCCTTGCTGATGCGCTGGGACAGCTCGTGTGCGAAGTGATGAAGGTGATGGCATGAACGATCCGACTGACCTTTCCAAGTTGTCCAGTACACAGATCATCGCCAAGATTGGCAACCTGTACCGAACTTCTCAAGATGGACCCATGCCAGAATTGCACGCTCTGGTCGTCGTTTTTAAGCAGGCTGTCATCCGCGAGGCTACCGCCGCCATCCTGTACATTCCGGAACTCATGCCCGACGAGCCGATATCCGTGCAAACAGTCTTCAAGTCCCTTCCTGCTGGACTCTATCGCCTCGTTCCCGCAGCATACGATGCGCCTCCACTATGGGCCGGGTTGTTGGCTACGCCCGAAGAAATTGCGATGCTGAAGAAGGAGAAACCCCGTGAAACCATTTAGCGTGACAGGAATGCTGAAAGCGGCTACGTTCGCCCCGGTTGTTGACACCCTGGTCATGCCGGACTTCAACAAAGAAGGCTATGCCATTCCAGGAACGGATCATATTGCCGGGACGCGGCTGCAGTCGATGCACATCCAGATCACGTTCGATGTGTACGCGACCGAAGAAGAGACCCAACAGATCTCTGATGCTCTGCGAGGCAAAGAGAATCATAGGTTTGTCATTGAGGAAACCCTATGCGACAAGTGACCCAGCAACAGATGCCACTGCAGAGCGCGATCACGGACTTCATACGTGTACTCGAGAAGCACTATGGGCCCTTCCTGCCGATTCAGCGAACGATCATGGCAAGGAGTTTGATGACCATTGCCGAGGCCGGGATGAAACAGGAACGAGAGCGCATGCGTGAGCTTGCCAAGGACGAGAACTGCGAGGCAATGTTCATGACCGGATGTCCATTCTTTCCTCACTTAAACACTGTGCATGGTATCGCAGTCGTGAAGGAGACCCCATGAGCCGAGCATATAAAGCGTCGAACGGACACATTATTGCACGAGGTAGCGGGGGACGCTTTCGGCGATCGACACTTGCAGATGTTGGTCTGAAGGCCACGGTTTGCCCGAAGTGTGGGCGTATCAACTTCTGGCACCGTCCGATCGATGACAAGCCTGAAGGCTATCGGTCTCCAGGTGGGTTCATTGACCCGGCAGAGTTCGCACATCAGAACCCGATGGTCTGCGCCAACTGCGGAGCGGACATCAGTGAGGTGTCACCCAATGGTTGAACTTGCAAACGGTGATCTCCAGCTGGACAACGGTGTCATCATCCCGGCAGCCAAGCGCACCAGGACGGAAGTTTACTCTCGTGTGGTTGGCTACCTGAGGCCTGTTTCCCAGTGGAACAAGGGGAAGAAAGCGGAGTGGGCGGACAGGGTTGTCTTCGAGGCATCGCATGTCCGTAAATAAGGAATTTATGGTAGAGGCCATGAGCCGTTCATGCGGCATTCCTGACAGGACATACCCAGCAGGGTATTTGGAGAGGGTCATGACAGAATAGCACCACTAGACTAGAACAGCATTCCGACCCTGCGAGGGGTTGGGGGTATAGCATCAAAAATAGCAGACTTGGGGGTCTCGCATGGTAAGAACAGCATTACGTCGAAGTGCACCATTACGTCGCACCGGAAAACTGAAAAGTCGAAGCTCTGAGGGGGGCATCGCGGAAAAGGCAGTCGGCAGAGGTATTGTCGTTGCTCGGATACGCAGACGCTGTTTGGTAGCCTTGCGCAACGAGAACGACAAGATCTGTGGCGACATCGTTCGCTATCGCGACGGCATGGTCTGTCGTCACTGTCATCAACCCGCCAGCGGGCGCAACGCCCAGTGGTCACACATCTTCGTCCGGGAACTCCTCGGTACGCGCTGGAACTCTCGTAACGCCGTCCTGCTCTGCTCGGACTGTCATCATGGATGGTGGGAGGGCTTGAGCCGGACTTCGCAGTTTGCCTGGGCAGAGACGCAGCTTGGCGACGGCGAACTCGATCAACTGTGGGCTGAGTCTATAGCATTGCTCCATGACCGGCAGGCCTTCTACGAATCTGAGAACGCGCGGCTTAGGGCAGAGTACCAGGCGCTCGCCGGCCATGAGTGGGGCAAGACATGACCTGCATCGTCGGCTATTCCCACATGGGCAAGGTCTACATCGGCGGTGACTCGGCAGGTCTTTCCGGATGGGGGCTTACCGTCCGCAAGGACCCGAAGGTGTTTGCAAATGGCCCCTGCATCATGGGTTTTACCTCATCTTTCCGTATGGGAGATCTGCTGCGCTACTCTCTCGTGGTTCCCGAGCGACACCCTGACGAAGATATTGACAAGTGGATGAGAACAACCTTTGTCGACGCCATCCGGGGTTGCCTGAAAACAGGCGGCTATGCCGAAAAGGAAAAAGAAGCCGAAATTGGCGGTGAGTTCTTGGTCGGCTATATGGGTCGGCTGTTCAAGGTCCAGAGTGACTACCAGGTAAGCGAGGCGCTCGATCCCTATGACGCGACCGGGTGCGGCGAAGAGTTTGCCAAGGGTGCAATGGCGGCAATGATCCGAGTCGGTAGTGATCTTCCTGAGGACACGGTCCGTATGGCCCTAGAGATCACCGAGCGCAACTGTGCGGGCGTCAGGGCACCGTTCAACGTGGTGGCGCTATGATTCGTCTCTTTGGTCTGTACCTGATGACAGAAAATGAACTCATGGAGCTGGACGAAAAGTGGCTTGCCATGTTGCCGGACATCCAGAACAACCGACAAGGTGGATTCATCGCGCATGAAGCACCAGGCAAATGGAAGTTTACCGTAACTTTTCGTGTGCCGGTTCCGCCTGAAGAAGGGAAGACGAAATGAGCGGCGAGCAGTTCGCTCCCTATGAGCCTCCATATATGAAGCTCTGGCGAGAACGTCTTGATGCCTCGAAGCTCGCTAAGGCTATCAAGGCAGTGTCCAAGAAGCGCAAGAAAGCCAAGAAGGCGAAGGCGAAGAAATGAAGTGGGGCAAGTCAGGTCGTCTCGACTACAGCAAGATTGCTCTCATCCTGTTCATCCTGGCGCTTGTCCTATTGCTAGTCATGATGTTCTCACTTCTGGCGCCACGTCAGGCGACAGCGGGTGACATCGTCAACTTCCGAACTGCTCGCCGGCTGGCAAGTGTGAGACTCAGCAGCGACAAGGTGACGACACGCGCATCAGAACCTATAGCAATTTTGATATGCACGGTGACCGCCTATAGCCCTACGGTCCAAGAGTGTGACGCATCTCCATTAGTCACAGCCAGTGGTAAGCGGGTGTATGTCGGAGGCATTGCGGCAGACCTTTCTGTTTTTCCGTTTGGCACAATTCTGCAGATCCCTGGTTATAACGGCGGCAAGCCCTGCACCGTCATCGATACGGGCTCGTTAATTCGTGGAAAGACTCTGGACGTTTTCATGTGGTCGAGCGAAGATGCGCGACAGTGGGGCCGCAGGCGTAATGTCGAAGTCCGGGTGCTGTACGTTCCTAAGGGAAAGCGATGAGCGACGAGTTATTTGCCTCTGAGTTCGTTTCTGTTCCCCGGCATGGTGAATGTACGGTTGATAGTGTTCTCAGAAATGCGGGATATTCCGAACAACAAACTACGCCAGTACAAGCCGACAAGCTGTATCAGATAGAGAAAATCAGCGTGTGGTGTGCTGAGCGAGTATTTGTCAAAGACGGTCGGATGTACATGTTCAGTCATTGGAATGAGCGCAAGGATGCAGATGGTTTTCTAGAGCCGAACGCTGTCATCATTCGAGACGTCACGGACTTGTTGAAGGTGACACCATGAGACGCGGGCCCGAAGTATCCGGCTGGGTGGGAAGTCTGTTCCCTGAACCCATTGACCAGGTCAAGGTGCCTTCGGATCGTTGCATCTGTCATCAAGACTGTCCACAGTACGAAACCTGCGAGACAGAAGCCCTGGACAAGAGCAGCAAGGTCTATTATCTCCTTCGTTGCGTAAAGGGTAAGTTCCCGGCCTGCGCCAATTGCATGTGCATGGCCTGCGACCGTTACCACGAATGCATGGACGGTCCTGAGATGGGACAGCCTGGCGGTACTCGTTACCGCATGTGCAATCGGCCCATCAGCATTACCGGCTGCCCTGACTATAGCGGAACTATCCCGTGGATGTCGGAGGCAGCTTGCAAGAAATGTGATCACGTCTGCGATCTCCGCAAGGAGTTGCTTTTCGCGCCTAGGGTTCGATGCGATCTGAATCCTGTTGAGCAGGCGGTGCCTGCTGCTGTATCCTTGGCGCCAGAACACCATGCGTCGGAGCCTCTCTGGTGCGAACGGCTCGGGACGGACAGCTATAACCATTATTGTCAGCAACCCCAGAACGGTAGGCCCGATGTATGTCATTGCCATCACTACGAGCTATCGAAGGAGCAGCCGGACAGATGCCGGTTTGCCCATGAGATGCTGAGTGATGCAATACATCGGCCCGATCCGAAGGCTGAGTCTCCTGTCGAACCGGCGAAGCCAGCCAAGGCGAAGAAGCAGCCGAAGGCACGGAGTATTCCTCTTCCCAATGAGGGCTGCGATAAGTGTCTGTGCAGTACCTGTCTCAACGAGAAGGCCTGCGGAAAGTGTAAAGGGTTGAATGAGATCTGTTCTTCGAGGAATCATCCCCGCACTGTCGGATGTCCTGCGTACTCGAAGGCCGAGGGCGAAGGCTGGTCCTGTTCTGACTGTCTCTGCCCGAAGTGTGCCAACAATGGAGAGAGCTGTCACACCTGCGAGGGACCAGTCTATTGTTTCAATCACGTCGGCAAGATGGGAGGATGTCCTGACTTCCGGGCGAAGGATGGCGAGGAACAGCCGACCGTGTCTGTCAAAGCGACGACGCAACCGAAGCATGAACAAGCGTCTGCCCCAATCACCAAGAATGAACAGGAGATGCAGTTTCTGCGCTCTGACATTGTGGCAATAAACCGGTTACTTGCGGAACTTCCAGCCGACCACGTCATTGAACGCCTAGGGTTTGAGTCCAGGAGGCTAGAGCAAGAACAACGGTTGGATGTCCTCACCTCTCCTGTTGTCGAACCTGCCCTGAAGCCCTCCAAGGCGAAGAAGGCAGCCAAAGAGAAGCCCACTCCTGAGCCTCCTTGGAGCAGCAAGCCAGTGGACACGTTTGCCGGGGCAGCGTTCAGACAGCCTCCGATCGCTCCGAAGCAAGAGCACGAAGAACGGTTGGCGATTCTAGCCCCGGCCGTCAATCCCGTCGATGATCCTGCGATACAGGAGGCAGAACAGAAGACCTCGCTCGCCGTCGACCTCAAACCCTGGAAGCCAGAAGGAGTGGCGAAGAAATGGAATGAACTGCACTGTGGCAAGCATCATGCCTGCCGTCACGACTGTGCGGGTCTTCGTAGTGGCGCACTCTGTCCCTTCATCATATCGCTCTCATTCCTGAAGAGCATTGTACGAGAGGGAAGTTTGCCCGCCGATGTGCTGGATGACCGCATGAAAGATGACGCAGAGGCAAAAGCCGCGAAGAAGCTAGCCAAAGTGACGAAACCTGAACCCGCTCCCGCTGTCAAGCCTGCGAAAGAGCAGAAACCAGCCAAGGCAAAGAAGCAGCCGATAGTGCCAAAACGCGGTGACAACTACTGCGTCCTGCGCGGCGGTGACTGCGCCGTTCACAACGGTTGCCAGAACGGGGATGTGCCATGCACCTTGAAAGATGTGCCGCACCTGGAGGAGATCCACCTGCCCTGTGAGATACATGCGCTGCTTGACCTTGCCGTCGAACCTACGAAAGAGCCAATAGCTTTGCTGCTGAACGGCAAGTGGTACTCCGAAGGCAAAGTCCTATGGGATTGCTCCGACTGTCTCTGTCTTGACTGCGCAAACGAGGGCAAGAGCTGCCACGACTGTAAGGGATTCGAGCATTGCAAGAAGATTGGCGGCACCGGCGGCAAGATCGGCGCTTGCCCGGACTTTAGGACAGAGGAAGGCAAGGAACAGCACTGCCTGGAGAACGGCTGTCTCTGCTTCAAGTGCCAGCTCATCGGAGAGCGTTGCGAGCAATGTGTTGGACCTATCCGGTGTGACAAGCCACGAATGAAGTGCAAGGAGTACGTTGGAGCAGAGGTAGAAGCATGACCAAGGAAGAATGGAAGGTGTATTTGAAGGCCTACCGTGCGAAGAACAAGGAGCGGCTAAATGCACAGCAGCGTGCCCGTAATCTAGCTAACCATGAGATCGTCTTGGTAAAGGAGCAAGAACGCAGGCCATTACGGGCCGCGTACTATGCTGCAAATCCCGACAAAGCGAGGGCGCGTGGAAAGAACCGTGGGTGGTCGAAGGCCAATCCCGAGAAAGCGTTTGTGGCATATTCGAAGTGGAAAAGGGAGCATCCTGAACAACTACGGATTAGGAGCGCAGTAACGCAATCGAAGCGCCGCGCTCTGAAGTACGCCAACACCCCCATCAGCGAAATGCTGACGTCAACTGAATGGCTTGCGATCCTGGCAGAGGCCAACGGACATTGCGCCTACTGTGACAAAGAAGCCAAGCTGACGCTGGATCACGTTATTCCACTTTCAAGGGGCGGAAAACACTCAAAGGATAACGTGGTCCCGGCGTGTGGACACTGCAACTATAGCAAGGGCAACAGAACACTTGAAGAATGGCAGGCAAAGGAGACAGCAGGATAACCATTGACAGAAAACTCCCTTGCCAAGTTGGGCCAAAGCGGGCTATGAAATCGGCGAGGGGCCGTTGCATAACTGAAATGAAGGGCATCACGGAAAGCAGGACGGAGGCGAGGCATGCGAGAGAAGGTTCCTTTACTACGAGTGGCTGGGTTCAGGACGTTGAAACGAGACGGCAGGGACGGCAACGGCAGGAATGTCGTGCTGGAATGGTGCGGAGGGAATGCGCGTGACGCTGTGCACGCCTTACGCGACCAGATGATCAAGCGGAACGACGGCGAAGTAGCCGGGGTCATCATCCGTGGACTGAGCAAGAAGTACGACATCCTGTTCGAGCTAGACAGGGAGACGATTGACGGCAGGACGAAGACTGCCGTGAAGTTCCTCTATTGGCGGCATGTTCCCAACAGGCAAGAGAAGCCGCAGAAACCGCACATCGAGGAAGTGCTTCTGCCAACAGAAACACCTGG